TTTGGATCTTTGCGATGCATTTCTTCTGCCCAGTCACGACCTTCTGCTTCCATTGTGTCAAGAGCACGACGCTTGTAGTCTTTTGGATTTGTGTGTTCCTTAACTACAAGAGCAAGACCACGCTTGTCGCTGTAGTTTGAAGAATCTTCATCCAACTCTTCAATGAAACGAATTTTTACTGATTGACCGTCTGCTAACTTGAGCCAACGGACCTTGCTTCCAGTACCTTCATACTTTGGCTTATCAACTAAAGCGTTGATATTCTTTAGACCTTTTACGATTGTCATTATTACTCCTTGTTTTTTCTATTTTAGCATAGCGACTATTGAGTTGTCAAACTTATATTCTAGTTTTTTGATTTCCTCGTCGCTCATTTCGCCTATGTCTTTGTATTTTTTGTCAATGTTTACAACAGAAACTTTAGAGCCTATCTTTCCAACTATACGCTCTATCATTGTAGAACCTGCCTCATCATTGTCTGCTACAAGTATAACATCGCTGAAATACTTTTCCAATAGTTTCATCTGCACTGATGAAACATTTGCCCCTAGGGTAGCAACCGCAGGGAAACCTACTTGGTCTAGTCTAATAGCATCAAAAGATGATTCAACTACATAAACAAACTTAGATGATCTAACTCTGTGTAGATTGAATAAAACCTTTGACTTGGGAAGACCTGGTGTGTTTTTAAAATCTTTTCCTTCGATAGATCTTGCAACAAAACCAATAGTCATACCATCTGGAGACTGTATTGGTATTGTTACATAATCTTGCTTATCAGAGTACCCAAGCGAAAACTTATTAATAGATGCTTCTGTTATTCTACGACTATGAAGATAGTTCATGGCTCTTGGTGTTTCTAGTGCTTGGTTATTTAATCTTTTGATTAATACCTCGTCAAATTGAACAAACTCAGGTGCTACATATAGTTTTTTATTTACTAACTGAGAAATATCAGTCTCGCTATCCTTCTGCTTTATATACCTAACAGATTCAAAATATGTTCTATTAGATACTGCCATAACAAACTCTACAAGATTTTTGCTAGTCTGGCAACCAAAGCAAAAGAACAAACCCTTTTCTTTAGATACCGTTCCTGCTGGAGTACGAGAATTATTATGGAATGGACAGAAAATCATAAAGTTACTTTCTGTCTCTGATGCAGGCTCAATACCTACACCAGTTAGGACTCGCTCTACTTGTTCTTCTGTGTAAATATCATCAAACATTAGTGGCCTCAAAGTCTTTATATCTGTAATAACCTTTATCAAAGTCAACCTGAACTAAAAAATCTCCCATAAAGCCATTACGGTTTTTCCTAAATGCACATTCAATAATATCACTGTTTGCTGCACGACCAAGTGCAAGAACCCAGTCAGCATCATAAGCAATCTGTCGTGACCAAGCAGTTTGACCCAAAGTTGGCACGGTATTTAAATTAGTAACATCATCAGGAGTAGCAGATGAGATAGCAATGATAGGTACTTCTTCACTAATAGACATTAGTTTAAGTTCACGAGATAGGTTTTTCATTCGTACCGTCTCATTTTCAGACTTTTGGTTTGGACTCATAAGTTGTAAGTAGTCAACAATAACAAAGTCTGGTTTATACTGATCTATTTTTCCACGGATAACTGATGGAGTAATCTCTCCACCGTTATCATTAGAAATGATATGGAAGTGTGGCTTGCCTTCAATTTTATCTTTATGCCACTTTTGTAACATATCTGTTTCTACTTCGCCATTACTAAGTTTACGATGTGACCACAATCCTTCTCCCATAATTGCATACACACGATTACGAACTTCTACTTCTGACATTTCAAGACTTATGATTAGTGGAGTCTTGCCTTGCTTCCATGCCTGTACTGCAAAATATAATGACAACCATGACTTACCAATACCTGGATAGGCAAGAAAGATACCAAGTTGACCTGGCATGATTCCTGATGGGAGATAATTGTCAAATCCTGGCAGACCAGTCCTGATACCTATCTTGCCTAACGCTTGCTCCTTACGGACATTTTCAAAGTATGCGATTGCAGACTGAATATCTGTTGCATCAATATCACGAATTGTTGATGTGTTTTTCTTTAACTCTGAGGTTTTTGTAATCAAATCATTAAGTGCTGTCGTACCGTTTCCTGCCTGCACCTCAGATGCTGCGGATCTTAGAATATCTTTTATGCTTTCATTTAGATACTCAACCTGTAACTCTTCCAAATGATGCTTTGTTGCACCGATTTCTTTTTCTGGAACAAAGTCTCTAAACTTTTCAACTACCAGCGAAACTGGTGGTACTGAACCATTTACCTCTGCGTACCTGCGAATAAAATGCCACACATCGGTATGAGTACGCATTATATTTTCTACATTAGCCTGTAGCAATACATGGATTTGCTTATCATTAAGAACGGCAGAAATTAGTTTAGATTCTGTATTAACCATTTAACCACTCCCTAGCCTTTTTCCTACGCTCTTTTCGTTCTTTTAAATCTTGTTCTATAGCCATTTTACCACGAAGCAAATCTTCTGCATTATAAGCAAAACTATTCCATGATGGATTTTTTGATATCTCAAAATAATATGTTAATAAATCGTAACACTGATGAATTCCATATGATTCAACTAGTGCATCGGCAGCCCATTGCTCAACGTTAAGGTTAAGATTAGACTTAGTTTCGTACCTTTGCAAATGCAGTTTGTTATACCGACTGAGCAAAGCCATACGGTCTTTGCGATCAGCCATATTATTCTTCTACCAGTGCTGCCTTTGCTTCGTTAACTTTTTCAACAACCTTGTTTTCAACAAAGTCATAGATACGATTCATTGCCTGCTCTACGGTTTCCTCATTACGAACATTATCAACTACGCCTAAGTCAACTCTTAAAGATTGAAAGTTTCCTAGATTAAGTGTGTAGCCTAATGTTGCTGATACTTTTGTGCTCTCTTTTTCCACTGCCCCTCCCAAGGACTAGATTTTTTCTGACCAGACTGGAATAAATCTTCCATCTTCTGTTCTCGTATATGTTAGTATACCATCGCCAATTCTGCGTGTCAACTCCTGCTTTGTTGGCGTAATACTATTTGTAACTAGTCTATCTTTACGTGGTCTACCCATATGATAACTAGCAAGTGTATCACGAATCTCCTTTACTTGCGACTCTGAATAATATGCTCTAATTTGCCATCCTCTTTCTCCATTTAATTTTGATCCCATCGGTGGTGGAATAACACCCCTTTTAATTAGTGAGGGAAAATATTTACGATGCCTATTGACAAGTTGTGCAGTTTCTGATACAGTAAATGCTCTTTCTCTGTTTTTTCTAAAGTCAGCCCTAAGACAAGTTTCTAATCTATCTTTTGTAATATTATAAACAGTTACCATTCCTGTTGATCTGGAACTGTGATGAAATCTTACTAGATCTCCGTTAAGAAACCAAATTTTTTTATTACCTTTAATTACAGGCTTGTTATTATAGTCTTTGCTCTCAACGTTTCTTGGACCATAAGCCATGAACCCTCCTTGCTATCTGACGGGGGATGAAAAAATTTCCTGCTACCACACGCCAAACAATATACTTCTAAGTGCATAGGACTAGAATACTGTCTGTCAACAAACATTCTGCCATTGCACTTTCTGCAACGAAGAATCAATATTACCCCTTAGTTTGGAATGCCAACAATAATTAAATTTACAACTAGAGAAAGATCTCCAGATGCACCAAATCTTACAACGCCTTCTACTCTAGAAGTTGTAATTGATTTTAAAATAACTGTAACATTTTGTCCTGCTGGTGTATTTCCAATGTTTACTGCGGTAGCAGTTGCAATTGGAGCATATTTAAAATCTGATGGAAAATCATAAGCAAAGGGCTTTTCATTGCCCGCAGACACTGTTGAGTTATTTGCTACCTCTACAAAGCCTCCAATCAACCTAGCCTCAGATGTTTTAACATTTTGTTTTCCTGCACTAACAGTATCAACAGTCGTATAATTATATGTAGCGGAAGATACTTGTGTTGCTACGTCATTAATCGTTTCGGCCAATTGGTAGATGTATGTGACATCTAATGGTTGACCTCGTTCTGGAAGCGGTACTTTAGCCATTATTCTCCTTTATCTCAATTATATCAGTTAGAGAGATGTTATGCTTGATTCAAAAATCTTAAGGGTGTTATTTATTTCTTTAACTGCCCCAGTTATTTGAACGGTAACTCGGACATTGCTTGTTGCAGCACCCTTTAAAAATGAATAAGTGTGTATTGGAGATGTTCCATGATAGGCATATGATCCTCCATCAAATTTAACAAACACATCATATTCTGGTCTACCTTCTTCATCTCCCCAAACTGCTGTAATAATTGATCCATTTACAACAACTCCACCCTGAACAGAAACGGGAGTTGTGGAATCAATTACAAATATTGGTGACCAATGAGATACTCTGTTTTTATCTTCTGAAATTAACCTAAATCTAACAGAATATTTATTATCTGATTGAACTGGTGGCAATTGATTTTTTGGAATTCTTAAAATTTTGTTTGTCATTATGTAACTCCGACGGTAAATCTAAATTCAATATAATTACTAGTATTTGGTGACTTAACAACAGCCTCTGCATCTGTATTTTTTACTACAGTATATCCAGTTAAACCATACAATGGATTAAGCGTTGCAACATTTTCTAATCTTAATGCATCAACTGCTACATAATAATCATCGCTTGGAGTGCCCGCAACCTCAACAGATGCATAAATTTTTACAATATTTACAGCATCCCAAGTAAATGCATTTGTTTTAATTAGTTGCTGAAGTTGTTTGGTAATAACATAATATCTGTTTTCATCAAAATTAAAAACCCCAACACCATCCTCTGCCTCTATCTTAAATCTAGCGTGTTGGTTAGATGGCGCAGAAAAATCTATTAATATTTTTATTTTATCTGGAGATACACCAGAGTCTCCATCTTTATTTATTAAAGAAAATGCAAATCTAAGTTCATCTGTAGGTGCATTTTTTGTAAAATCAACTATGCTGCCCAAACCAGTCAATCCAATATATTCTGATGTTGCATTTATGCTATATGCAGCGGTTGAAGATGTAGTCAAAGTTGAACTATCTCCTTCAATCATAATAATATTGTTAAAAAATCTACAACGCTCATATATTTCATCCCTGCCCGCTTTAAAAAATATAGTGTTGTCTGCATTTGTAGAAAATATTGGGTCTGC